GACTCTTCCGCACCAACCTCCTTGAAAGATTCCAAAACTTCATCCAAATCCCTCGGGCGTGCCCCTCTCTTTTTAGATGTGTTTTTATCTGTTCTCTCTATTGTATTAGTAGAGGTACTATTCTTTCCTTCTGCCCGTAAATTTTTTTCCTGCTGCCCGAAAGATTCTTTCCGGCTGCCCGTAAAAATTTTACGGTCTGCCTGCACGGTTAGGTGTCGTACACGCCCGTCAAAGGTTGCCTCGATGAATCCCAAAGACTCCAAATTCTTGATCGCTTTGGAGATGGTGGGACGGCTTACGCCGTACTCCGATTGAATAGTATCGTTTGATTTATGAAAGGTTCGGTCATTGCCGGAGAATGAATCTATCTCGGCATACAATGCCTTCTCCACAAGTGTCAATCTTGCGTCGAGCCATATCTCAGCCGGAATCCACACGCCCTTAAAGTTTCGTTCCATTCTCGTATTGTTGAATCGCCTTAAATATCTGTAAAGCCACTTGAGGGACAATGGCGTTTCCGTATGCTTTTATACTTTCTCGTCTCCATTTTGGAAAGGTAATGCCGTCCAATACGCGGGGAAGCCCATCATCTCCTCCACAAACAGGGGGGAAAGTTGGGAACCTTGCCCAGCCCTCTGACGCAAAGTGTCTTGCAGGGTGCTTCCGTGCTTCTCTTTGGCTTGCGCAAGGGCTTTTGGACTCCGTGCCGTGTTCCAATCGCAGGCGTTCGGTGTCGGAAGCATTCCCATCTTTGCCCATTGTTCCGGACTGCTTTGGATTTGTTGGCCAGTTTTCTTGTTGTACATTTTGTTCCCCCTCAGCTCTACGTTTTCCGGATTCATTCCTTTTGAACAATTCGCTTGCGGTGTTGGAAGAAAATTGCCGTACAATATTTGGCTTGTCAGACTGTTGTACTTCGTCCCGTTCTTGTATCCGTTCTTCTCCGATCGCGCTCTCATGTCGTCTGGATGTTCGCTTCGTTCCGTTGTCGTTGGCGTAAGCAACAAACCAGACGCGATCTCTTCGGTGGGGAGCACCGACACCGCAAGCTGGAAGTAGGAACGGTTGTACGGCGTACCCTTCAGCTTCCAAGTCAGCGCACACCTCTTCGAATACCAACCCTCCATTCCAACCAACAAGGCCGCGAACGTTCTCGCCCACGACGTAGCGCGGGGAGCATTCTCGAATAACGCGCAGCATCTCCGGCCACAAGTGGCGCTCGTCCTCCTTTCCTTTTCGCTTTCCCGCGAGTGAGTAGGGTTGGCAGGGGAACCCTCCTGTGAGAATATCAACTCGTCCAGTGTAAGTTGTCGCGTCGAGTTCTTTGATGTCTCCATGTTGTATGGCGTTTGGGAAATGATGTTTTAGGACTTGTCGCGGGAACTCTTCCCACTCGCAGTTGAAGACATTGTTCCACCCCATCCACTCGGCGGCCAAGTCGAAACCTCCGATGCCGGAAAAGAGAGACGCGTGGTTCACGTCTCCCTCGTTGGTTCAAGGACTTTCAACTCGTGCTCCCGGTACTCGACCTCTCCGTGAAGTTGTAGGTAGGTCGTGTTCTTGGTCTCCACAATTTGCCGGGCGTGCTTCAATATGCCGCTTGGGTTCTTCGTCATCCAGTTACCCACGGTCTTCTCACTCACTCCCAACTCTTCGGCGCATTGCTTTTGGGAGCCGAAGTGTTTTCTAATGTAGTCTTTCATTTGTTCTTGTATAGTTCGTCGAGCATCTCGTATTGTTGGTCCGGCCCTGTGATGGATTGATAGGTGTTCGGCTCGGCGGACATGGAGGTGAACCAGTCACCCCCCGTCCATTTGCCGACCGCGTAGACGTAGCCGTCACCCATCTTCCAAGCGCAGAGGTACCAACCCTCTTCCGTTGGTGTTCCTGTCTCCCACATTAGACCTCTACCTCTTCTTTAATGACAGACCGAGCCTTGAGAGCGATGCGAGCAAGTTCTATAACAAGATCATCATAGTTCTCTGTAAGGGGGTCTCCTGCCACTTGCATCGCACAACCTACGGCCCAGCTTGCCACGATGCCTTTGACGTCGTTGTTGCTGCCTCCTTTTGGGCTTGGGCTACATCCACCATTGAAGCCGGGCTTGTCGAGCTTGAGGCGCGGTCCCCACTTGGTGGTGTTTTGCTCTTTGACCACGCACTCGTCACCTTCCTTCCACTTGTCTGGGGTCATAGCGTTCACCTCTCCGACCATGCCATTTTCGAGAATGACGTCGAATTTGTGGAAGGTCTTTCCGTTGTAGTCGAACGTACCTTGTGGGGTGATGTTCTGGATTTTGGTTGTTTGTTCCATTGTGTTTGGAGTTGTGCGCTTGTTTGCGCTGGTTTTTATTGTTGTGTCTTTGAGCGTGTCCATCATCCCAAACATATCGTGTTCAATACGTTGCACCATTTTGATTCTTTTCACATTGTGGCCAGGAGGCACAAGGTCAATGGCTTTTTGTTTGGCCTCAAAATCATCCGATGCCATTACCTCCATCTTGTTCCAATCATCGTGATCGCGCCCTCGAAAGTAAATTACTTCGTAGATATGCATGGTGAATAGATGTATTTGGTCACGGTGGTTTCCGTCCCCCACCGCGTAGGGACTTTCATGGGTTGGCTTGTGATGTCGTAGCCCTCACGCCGTAGCTCGTGGATGCGTGAGGCGAGGCGCGTGTTGCCGAGGTCGACAATCGCTTGCAGAGTTGTGATGCTTCCGAACTCTTCGAGATATTCGAGAAGGCGTGTCTTGTGTGTGTGTTTCATCCGGCAATTGATTTCTTGAAGTCAGACCACAGGGCGTCAAACTTACGTTTGAACTCGTCGGCATCGCGGGCAACCTCTTGTCGTGTGAAGTTGGCCGTCCATTCGTTGAAGTCTTCCGCTGGTTGGTCAGGGTAGACGGTGTGGGAGATTCCGTTGGGCTTCAGCATCACCATTCTTTTTTAAGGTCAAGGAACAAGGCCATCTCCGCCCGGAAGTCGTCAATCTCTCCGAGCGTCATGTCTTTGAACTCGTTTCCGCGAAGGCGGGTGGCGATCTTATAGGCGAGGTCGCGGCCTTTGGTGCTTTTCTTTTGCATCGTGTTGGGGGTTTGTGTTTCGTTCATCATGGGGGCAAGGTAGAACAAAACTTCCATCCAACCTAATGTTTCAAGAAATTTTTTTCCATGCAAAGAAAAAGGGCCCCCGACGTTTCGGGCGACCCTTCAACCTGTGATGAATGAAACACACTATTCCTTCCTCTCAAAAAACGAGAGGCAAAGCGGGACTATGCCAACCCCCGCTAGGACGATGCCCTCCCAAGATAAGCCGTGCGCGTGTATTTGCCAAAGGGCTTCCGTAACAATTGCACCCCCGATGGTTCGTTTGGCGCTCCACCTCTTGAGGTCGCCTTTGGTCTTGAACATCTCTGTGACGTCCAAGTTCTTCAGTATCTCAAATGCCGGCTTCATGTCGCCTCTCTGATCGTCCAGACGTAATCATCCCGGCGCTCTTCCAAGCAACCCCACCAACCTCCAAGACGTGGCGTCGAGAAGTTCTTTTCCGTAGCCCACCCCGCGTACCTGTCTCCGAGCTTCTTATATGAACCCAACCGGAGATGGTGGACCGTGCGTTGTTCGAGCTTCATGGAGTGGGTGATGCGGTCCACGGTGATAGGTAGGTGCCACTTCTGGTGATCGTGGCCACGTACGATGATGTCCGCGTCGGGGAAGTCCTTTTGGTCGATGTCCGCTCCGAGGATTCCTTTGGAGCGTTTGGCGCCCCCTCCGTAGCCGTGATGATAGTGGATATTAAAACGACGCTTCGCCGCTCCGCTTCGGTGTGCCTGAACAACCAACCAACCCGCATAACCTCCCACCTCGACGTGGCCACCTGCTGCGTTCAAGATTTGTGCCACGCGGTCGATGGGTGACACCATCATTCGTTTCTCGATGTTCGTTTCGTGGTTGCCCTTGGAGATGAACTTGATGACATCGGCGTATTTGGCCAGCTTCTCTCCTACGTCTTGGATAACCTCGTCCACGTAGATGCAGGACTTGTATTCGGGTCGGAGTTCGGAGTAGTTGCCACGAGGGTCGTACTTGCCTTGCATGAGGTCGAACAAGTCTCCGAAGATGAAGACACCCGCTCCCAGTTCTCGTGCTTCTTCGAGGTGTCGGTGTAGCCGCTCACGATCGC